CATGTCACCTCGGACAAAAAACGTGCTCACCAAATGCCGCTTCCTACTGCCAAAGCTGTCTTGCACAAGATCAAACGTGACTGGCCTCTAGCTCAGATTTCTTATCAGGCTAAGTAAGGTCGCTATCATGGGTGATTTCATCTACTACGACAACGAACCCAACATCGGGATCAACGTGTATTTCGTTTGGGGGCATCGTTTCTTTAAAAACTGGCCTGAGTTTGAGCAATACCTTGCCATTCACTATGGCGCTGACCCATATCAACTGGTTGAAATCACTAACGAAAACTACAACGAATTGCTGTTAAAGGGGGTCTTTCATGCCATGTAAGCACCCTCACCATGACACGGTTCGCCCTGTCAAAGTTGACCACTTGGCTTTTACTTTCGCCTATTCGGACTTGCGCCACTTGGACAAAAGCAACGACCAAGACTTTATCAATCTACAGATGCCTGTTTATCACGAGCCAAAGACCCGAACCAAGGAACAAGGCGCGGTGTGCTCTACCTTGGAACAAATCGAGCATCATATGGAAGCGCACAGAAACAAAGTGTCCAAGATGCTCTTTCATCGCTTTGATTTGTTCATGTCCAAAATCATGGGCTTTCGCTTATCGCCAATGCGTGGTCGTGGCCTTCATGGTTACAACGATTCTATGGTCATTCTCGATATGACCGGACAAGTTGAGTGCGGCCTTGTCGGAATCGGCGGAAACAATGGCACCGTTTTTGTCCAAATCAACGGCACGGGTTGCACCAAGCTTTTCGACCGTATCGAGGCGAAAAAGCTCTATTGGTGGCTTGCTCAGGTTCTGGGGGTGACTCGTCTTGTTCGTCTTGACTTGGCCGTGGACGATTACACCGGAAACTTTGACGCCAAGTATGCAGAGAAATGTTTCTATGAGGGCGCTTTCAGAACTTCCACACGTGGACAGGGCCCTTCACTTGTTGACCACCGTCGCGTAACCGAAAAGCGTGTTTATCTCGAGGAGGCCACAATTGTCGGCTCTCGCTCTTCTGCTGTTTACTGGCGCATTTACAACAAAAAACTTGAACAGAAAATTACTGACCCTGACCTGATTTGGTATCGGAACGAGGTTGAGCTGAAAAAGTGCGACATCGAGCTTTTAGCCGACCCTGCCGCCTCTTTTGCGGGCATCTGCCCTTTCGCGGCTTCTATCGAGTGTACGCCTCCGGTTAAGTTCTCTCGCAACAAAAAGGCTCAAGGTCTTGAGTTTATGGCTCGCATCGCATGGGTTCGCCGTCAATGTGGTGTGGCGTTAGCGGAAGTTATCGCCATGACCCAAGGCGACTTGGGCGAAGCATTCGGGATGCTTATCCCTCACAAACATAGACGCCCTGACTTTGAATTGCTCGGCGTTCCTGATTCATACACACAACTGAAAAACACAATATTGGAGTTAAGGTAATGGCTAACATCACTGGTATCGTCATCAAAACATTCCCCAAGTCGGGAACCACCATTGCAGAGCTGAACGTTCTGCGCCCTGTTGAAACCGTCAACGTTGAGAAGTTTGCTCAATACGGTTTAGGGCTAAACACGGATATTCCTTTCAACAAGCAGCCGCTGCGTATCGAACCTACTTACGCCAAGCGTTTGATTGAAACACGCGCTTTTGTTCCTAACCGTGAATATGACATTCGCTTTGGTAGTAACCCTGACGACCCATTGGAAGTCGTTGCGGTTGAGCTTATCCCCAAGGATGAGGACTTAAAGAAATACATGGCTGAAACATTGAAGAAGTAGGTCAAGAACATGAGTAATTGCGTAATTGCATACAACGGTTATTTGATGCTTGCGCCTCAAGGCTTTGACTGCACTTACGTGGTTCTCACTCCTTCCGAGCTGGACGAAATACGCAATACCTCGCTTGGCTCGGTAACCATTGATCCTGACATTTACTACCACGTAAGCGGCTATCTCCTGTTGTCGTTTCTGTCCGGTCATGTCTTGGGTCGTATCTTAAAAACAATGGGGCGCGCATAGCCCTAAACCCTTAAATCAGTTGGAGATAATCCTATGAAATTTCGTAACATGGCTAAAAAATTTGGTATTGTAGCAGCGACCGTTCTTCCTGCGTCTTTCGCTTTTGCAGAAGATCCTATTTCGGACGCAATCAAAGCGGGTGTGTCGTCTGGTCAAGGTAACTACACTCTCGTTGTCGTTGGTCTGATTGCTATGGCCGCGCTCGGCTTTGGTCTGCGCATGATTGTTGGCGCAATGAAGTAATTACCCTATGGCTGAACTCCTCACCTCCACCCTGTCTGTGCTCTTTGGCCTTGGCATGGCTGGAGCGTTTATATACGGAGTTTATACGGGTGTGAACGCCTCCTAACGGGGGCGTTTTCCTTTGGGGGGTCTATGCTGCGCACTCTTACACTAACGAACCTTGCACTATTACTATTCCTTACCCTTTTTCTGTTACTTCTTCCGTCCAAGGCCAGCGCTGAGATTGAATGCCAAATCGGTATCTCTTCCGGTTCGGTGAGTTGGGCGGGTGTAACATTCGGCGATAAACCTTATACCTGCGTTCGCACTTGTCGTTATAACTTGGCCACCGTCGCTGTCTGCTTTGTGAATAATGGTACTTGTCATGGTGAATTTATTTCTAATGGAAACCATTGTTTAAACGGAGCAGGTCAAATTGATGGTTCTGACGGCCTTCGATTTGGCGGCAATACTGTTATTCCCGACCCTAGCGCTGACCCAGACAAACCTTGGGATCCTAATGCTCCCTCTCCTATGCCTAATAAGGTTCAAAATGTTCTGAATCGCATGCCAACGGATACCACTAGCGGCAGACAACAGGCGCAGGCTTTAAAGGATATGGCTTTTATCGAGGGTATGGGTGTTATGACTCTCGACAACATTCTAATTAAAAATTCTCAGCTCCTTGATATAAACAAAGGTTATTCAAGTTTAATGTCCACTATGTCAGGACAGCTTTATTCTATTCGCAACTTATCCGACTATATCGAAAAGAACACTGCACAAACTGCCGCATTTTCTCAAATGTCTGCCAATACCCTCGGTAACATCCTTAATAAATTAAGTGATTCGGGTTCAGGTGGAGGCACTGGTGGCGGTGACTCAGAAACCTATCTTAAAAATATTTCTAACGCGATCAGTAATCACTTTATTGGTAACTCTTATTCGGCTCTGGCTCATCTTGATAACACGGTCAGTCGTTTGGATTCTGTAAAGCGTACTCTCGATGACAATTACAGCTCATTTACTAACTATTTTGCTTTTCGCATGGACTCGTTAGAAAAGGCACTTTCAGGCATTGGCGGCGGTGGTGGTGACGTTGACTTATCCGGTGTTGAGTCTGGTATCGGTTCTCTTAACACGGGGATCGATTCAGTCAAATCGGGCATTGATAACTTAAACGGCCTGCTTGGTGGTAACGGGTTAACCAAACCAGGTATCAGCTCTGGCGTTAACTTTGGTGAGATCCCTCTCTATGGCTCCGATTCCCTCGCGGCCTTAAACACGGAAATCACTGAGTTACAGAAAGAATACTCCGAGAAGATAAAGGACTTTAGAAAGCTCTTTTCCTTTGATGTCTCGAAACTCAACACGGGCGAATACAAAGAGCACTCTCTTTCTTTTAAGTTCGCCAACGGCCAAGAGACCTCTATCAAATCGAGTGTGTTTCCTGCTTTGGTGGCGAACGCTGGTTTAATCTCGTCGGTCATTCTGTTTCTTGCGGCCTTGGCTGGGCTTCGCATTGTCATGGGTGGAGGGGATAAATAATGCAATTCTTACTCGATTTATTAGGTGCGATTGGGAATGCCGGTGATACGGTCGTGGAGTTCTTCAAGTCCATCCCCGACTACTTCGAGCAGTTTGTCATTTGGGGCAATGCTTGGTATGTCAAATTAAAGCTTACTTGGCTCATTCTCTCTTTAGAGCTGGCCTACAAAACCGCGGAATACCTGCTTAATGATATTGGCTTTAACGATATGCTCGCGAGCTTCTTTAATGCCTTGCCCGATGAACTGCGTTATTACGCTTTCTTATTCAAAATCCCTCAAGCCATCGGTATTTACTTTAACTGTATGGCTACGGCTTTCGTTTGGAAATCACAAGTTTTAATCATGGCGATATTCATTAGACGGGCGCGACGGCTCCTATAATCTGCTTATGTGGCCTACTTTGTCATTTATGAGCGCT